CCCAAGGACGCTGCCACTTGGTGCTGGATACAAGCGCACGGAGCGTGTATTTGTAGACATCCCCAACGAAAATCCGATCCAGTTGTTGCCAAACGACCAGGGTCAATTCAGAAACTCTCCTTAGTATGGCTATCGAACGCTTTTCACTGCTGGATAACATCAACGCATCGACGTACTTTGCGGTGAACGTCAACGCGCAGGATTACAGGGCCAGCGCCGGGTCTTTGGTTGATTACGTCAATGCAAATTCCAGCACAAAAGACGGTAAAATTCTTCAGTATGCCGGTCCTACGACGAGTGGCTTTACAGTTCCCATCACGGATAGCAGTTCGAGCGTTTGGCTAGTGCTGACTCCGAACGGAACGCTTGCAGCCGGCACGATCACCCTGCCAGCGGTAGCAAACTGTGTTGAATCTCAAGAGGTCTTGGTTAGTACATCACAAACGGTGACTTCTTTGACGATCAATGCGAATGGCGGAACTGTGGTAGGGGCGCCCACCACGATCACCTCAACTTCTCCATTCAAATTGCGTTTCGAGCCTGTCTTAAAGACATGGTATCGTGTTGTTTAACCAGATTGACCTATGCAAATCCCTTTTCAGCCAGCCTACACGAAAGGCGTCATTGTTACGCCAAACACTACCACAGCTTTTGTGGATTTTGGCCCAAATACCAGTGAGTCTGTGGTGCTTACAAACTTTGGCGAAAACGTCTGCTACATCCGAGTAGGGAATATTCTGGATACCATTGAAGCCTCGGAGGCAGTTTACCCTGTCATGCCTGGCTCTCAGGTTTCTATTGGAAAAACGCTCGATCACCAGCGCATCGCCTTTATTTCTCCCGCTGGAGCCGGATCGCTTCACATCATCTTGGGACGCGGACTCTAATGCTACGGTACTACACCAGACGCAGGTCAAAATCACCGGCTACAGTGGCCGGTGATGTTCCTCCTTTTGGGAAGTACACTTATCACCGACCTGACGGCATTCATCAGTATCATCGCCCTGACGGCAAACATTTTTACATCAGACCTTAACGCGCTATGGCTAACGTAACAGTTTCAACGGACATCGACACTTTCATGCAATCCGCTGACAAAGCGGCTGGAAGGAACAATCTTGGGCTTGGAACTGCTGCTACGGTAGATGTACCCAGTTCGGGTAATGCAAGTTCTTCTCAGGCCGTAAAGGGCGATGACACACGGCTTACAAACTCCCGCACTCCTACGAGTCACAAAAGCACGCACGCGACCGGCGGCACGGACGCCCTTACTCCCAGCGACATCGGAGCTGCCGCCAAAGGAGCAAACACAGACATTACATCGGTGGCGTTGACCACCGGCACGATCACTGGAGTACCGGGATCTGCAAACGACATTGCCAACAAAGCATATGCAGATTCCATTGCGTCTGGGATTAATTTTCATGATGCTTGCGATTATTCTACCATTGCAGTTCTTTCTCCGGCAGCTAATTACAATCAACCAGGAGGCCCCGGTGTAGGCGTAAATGCGACACTCACAGGCAGTACAAACACCGCCCTTCAGGTGGATGGAACAACCGTCTCCTCTGGACAGCGTATTCTGGTTAAGAATCAGACCAGTCAGTTCCAAAACGGAATTTACACCGTTACCCAGCAGGGTAATGGCTCGACACAACCGTACATTCTAACACGCGCCAGCGACTACGATACCAGCGGCTCGAACCCTAACGAGGTACAGGCCGGTGACTTTGTGCTGGTGCTTAATGGCACACTCGCAAACACAGCTTGGGTACAGCAGACGCCTTCTCCGATTAACTTTGGGGTGACCTCGATTGTGTTCATTCAGTTTGCTGCTGCTACGGCTTCTGTGACGACCTTTAAGACAGACTTGTCTGGTCTTACCCCGCAATCCGCCACAAATGGAACTGTCACTTTGTCTGGAACGCTTGGAGCAGCCGGAGGCGGCACTGGGCAGACATCTTACACGGATGGCCAGCTTTTAATCGGCAACAGCACTGGCAACACGCTTGCTAAGTCCACTCTGACCGCAGGCACGGGGATCACAGTAACAAACGGTTCTGGGGCTATTACGCTGTCAGCAAAAGGCTCTGGCTCAAGAATTAAGACAGTTGGAATTGATGCCTCAACCATTCAGGGCTGTATTGATCTTTGCACCGATGCGGACGGGGACCACAACTACACTATTCTGATCCCGCCGACGCTGATTCAGTACACTGAAAACCTAACGCTTAAGGGATCTGTTTCGCTCATTGGGCTTACTACTCCGCTGAGTTCGGACGGAGTGCAAATTGTTGGAGCGCATACCTATGCTCCGACTACGCAGACGCAAAATACAAACCGTATTGGGTTCCAAAATATTACGTTTATTCCTTCCGGTAGCAGCAATAACACAATCACAGTAAATTCGGTTCAGAAGTATTCGTCCATCCTTCGGTTTACTGGATGCACCTTTAGTGGTGACAAGGCAAACACTTACAGCCACATCAAAACGGACGACAATGTCTCTTTGTACGTTGACAATTGCCGGTTTGAATATTCGGCAGGAGGAACTTCATCGGCAGCTATCACTCAAGGCAATGGGCCGTTGTATGTTAGCAATAACACACTGATTGATGTTTATGGGCGTGCACTTGATGTGCCTGCGTCAACGACAACAACGCGCACGGCGACAACTCCAAATTTAACCACCACTTTAACGATCACAAGCGGAACAACTTCTGGGCTTGTTGTTGGGCAAAAAATCTCGGGCACTGGAATCAGATCTGGGACAACGATTGACGTGATTGTTGATTCCACGACGATCACAATGTCATCTCCGCCAATAACAACGGCGACGAACTTTACGGTGACGTTTGGACAGACGCCTTACGTTGAGTTGCATGACTTGGTGCTTAAAACCACAGGTGCGGCGGAGGCTGTTCGACTTGGTAACGGCCTATTGGCTTGCAACACGTCGAACTTCACCAACACGGCGTCAGGCGGCAGCGGCATCAACATGCTGACGGCCAACACTGTGATCGGTGTGGTCAACTCGTCGTTTGCAATCTCGGATGTAGCCGCTTACACGATCACAGCAGCAGCGGCAACATGCTACGCGGCGCTCAATGGTGTGTCATATTCAAATTCGGTGCTGGCCGCCTATAGCACTCTCATCGGCGCGAATGTGGCGGTGCTGGATTACTCTGCACGGGCTACCAGCATCGCAAATGGCGGAACCGGAGCAACAACGCAACAGACGGCGCTGAATGCCATTGCAGGAGCCGTCACGGCTAACCAGGTGCTTGCAGGTAATGGCACTAACGTCACCCTGCGGGCCTTGGCTGCTACTGATATTCCATCGCTGGATACCGGCAAACTGACAACTGGCACGCTGGGTGTTGCGCGAGGCGGCACGGGCGTTGCAACCATCACGGGCATTGTCAAGGGCACGGGCACTACCGCAATGGTGGCCGCAACCGCTGGCACTGATTACGTTGTGCCAACCGGGAACATCACGGGCACTGCTGCGGGGTTAAGCTCAACACTCGCAGTTGCTTCTGGAGGGACAGGGCAGACAACTTACACGAATGGTCAACTCCTGATTGGCAACACGACTGGGAATACGCTTTCAAAAGCCACTCTCACTCAAGGCACTGGGATCACGATCACAAACGGCACTGGCACGATCACGCTTGCTAATGCTGGGGCGCTATTGACGGCAAACACGTTTACTGACGCGCAGACCTTTGCGGCAGGCACGACAACGGTAGCTCCGTTTAAGTTCCAGGCAGGCGCAAAACTTACATCAGCTACCGCACACGCCGTGGAGTGGGATGGGACATATCTCTATACCACTACGTCCGGTGCAACACGCAACACGATGGCTGGATTTGACTCCACGGGGCAGCTTTCATGCTCTGGCACTGGATCTTCGCTACGCACCACAAATACGGGCAGCGGTGGCAATACGGTTTCAATGGACGCGGCAAATACCGCTATCGGATTTGCTCAAATCGACTGCGGAGGCGCTTATCCTATTCGCATCAACACGAATGGCGCAGAGCGGATGCGGATCACAGCAACTGGAGATGTTGGGATTGGAACAGCTTCTCCTTCTAATAAACTTGATGTAAGAGGCAGCGCAAGTTTTGGATTATCAATTGCGACTGGAACAGGCGCTACTACTGAAGACTGCTCAATTGAACTTGGCGGCAACAGAACAGGCAATGGAGCAACTTACATTGACTTACATTCTGCTTCTGGAACGGATTACGATGCTCGTTTGGTTAAGCAATCTGGAACCAATGGGGACTGTTTGCTTACAAATAAGGGCACTGGAAATTTAAGCATAATTCAAGAAGGCGTTGCTCCGCTTTTGTTTTTGACATCAAATGCAGAACGGATGCGTGTTGATTCTGTTGGAAACCTGCTTCTTGGAGTGACTGCTGCTGGAACTTCAGCGGCAAAAGTATTGGGTTTGGCAAACGCAACTGCACCAACGACATCTCCAGCAGGCATGGGGCAACTTTACGTTGAAGCTGGCGCCCTTAAGTATCGCGGGTCTTCCGGTACCGTCACTACACTTGCTCCGGCATAGTTTATGGCTAAAAAACAGGTCAATCTATCGGTTTCACGCGGTGAGAAACTGCCGGCGTCGCAGGGCGCCGGTCTCACCGCAAAGGGGCGCGCCAAGTACAACGCGGCTACGGGCAGCCACCTTAAGGCGCCGGCTCCGCACCCCAAGACCAAGGCTGACGCAGGCCGCAAGAAGTCTTTTTGCGCTCGCATGAGTGGGATGCCAGGGCCAATGAAGGACGAGAACGGCAAGCCTACACGCAAAGCAGCCAGTCTGAAACGCTGGAACTGTAAGTAATGCAAATCCCCATCCTCAACGGTATCTACACAAACGGTATCGGTGACTTCCGCGTGGAGTACCCGCGTAACATGATACCGATTATTCAGAAAGAGGGTATCTCTGACGGGTACTTTCGTCCTGGGGATGGGATTGTGGCTCTTGGTGCTGGCCCGGGCATAGATCGAGGCGCAATTAACTGGAATGGGCTTCTGTACCGCGTCATGGGCACAAAGTTGGTGTCTATCTCAAGCACCAATGTCGTCACTGTTATTGGCGATGTAGGCGGCACGGGGCTTGTCACCTTTGACTACTCGTTTGACTATTTGGCGATAGCCTCTAGCGGAAACTTTTTTCTTTACAAGCCTAGCACGGGCCTTCAGCAGGTCACGGATTCTGACCTTGGAACTGTAGTGGATTTTGTGTGGGTGGACGGGTATTTCATGACTACGGACGGCTCGTATCTGATCGTGACCGAGTTAAATGATCCGTTTTCGGTGAACCCACTCAAATACGGCTCCTCGGAAGCAGACCCTGACCCGATTGTGGCGCTAATGAAGGTCAAGAACGAGGTGTACGCTCTGAACCGAAACACGATTGAAGTGTTCAACAATGTGGGCGGCAGTTTGTTCCCGTTTCAGCGTGTAGAAGGCGCTCAGATTCAGCGTGGCGTTGTGGGCACAAATGCCTGCTGCCTGTTCATGGATACCATTGTGTTCTTGGGTGGCGGACGGAATGAGTCAGTCGCGATTTGGATGATCTCAGGAGGGATTGCACAGAAGGTTTCAAGCAGGGAAATTGATCAGATTCTTGCCGAGTACACTGAGGAAGAACTTTCTCAGGTGCACATGGAGTCTCGCGTCGATAAAGATTTCCGGCACATGTATGTGCACCTTCCTGATCAGACTTTAGCTTTTGATGGCTCTGGCACTGCCAAAGCCGGAACTCCTGTCTGGTACACCATGACTAGCAGCGTAGTGGGCAAGGCTCAATATCGCGCA